TAACTTCGTAGCCGCCGGTGTAGAACATTCCCCCGTCCCAATCGCCTCGCTGGGAGTCCAGTACCTCGCTCGCCGCCGCCGTATAAAGGTGGAGGTCCCGGGCCAGTCTCTCTAGCCGGTCGTGAGAGACCCGTATCTCGATCGCCATGCTCGCCGTGCCCGAAAACGTTCGGAACTTCTCCCGCAACCCGTTCGACAGCTTGTCGCAGTAAACGTACACCGCCGGATACGTCACGCCCGCCGTCTTTTCGGCCATGTCGAACGCGATGTTCTCGGACTGGATCTGCTGCGCCTCGATCGGTGCCAGTTCCACGTGCTCCTGCTGTGCCAGGCTCGGCACCGTAAACGGCAGACCGGTGCCTCCCGCCAGCATCTCCACTACCTTGCGTGTCGCCGCCGCTCCGATCGCTGGCATCGCTACCCCCTGTTCAGCATTCCCGTCAGGCGCAGGAACATCTCCGGCCGCTGCCCGCAGGACGCGGGCTTGCCTTTTCCGAGCCCGGCCGCCGGCTCCGTCCAGGTCTGTCCTGGCGTCATCGGTGTGTCGTTCTGGCGGGTCAATCCCGTTGGAGAATAGCTCGCATAGACGTTCCAGCCTGTCACGGTCTCCGGAGGATCGCCGGCCAGTACCGTCAGTGCGCTCGGCCCGGTCGTTGTCAGCGCCGCGGTCGCGCTCGGCGCTCCTTCGATTCCGCTCTGCGCGACCCAGGTCACGCTCACGAAGTACGTCGTGGCGGCCGCTTTTCCGGCCGTCCAGCCCAGTTGCGGCGTCGCCGCCCGGGGCACCGGCGAGTTCGTCATTCCAACCCCGCCGTTGGTCAGCGACAGGCGCGCCCAATCCGCCATCTTGTCGAACTCCTGCCACTTGCCCAGAAAGCGATCATTCAGTTGGCGGTTGTAGGCGTCCCGGTAGACCAGACTCAGTGACCGGAAGATGTGCCACTTGTGCAACGCCTCGGTCACCACGACGTAGCCCAGCCCTCGCCGCCCCGCGGTCCACAGCATGTCTTCCGATTCCTGCCGGCGTCGGAGCAGCGCGTCCAGCTCGACCCCCAGTTCCTCTTGCGCCAGCTTCAGCTTCGCCGTGAGGTCGATCCTCTCCGTTTTGGCCACGTCCAGGACCGCAGACTCGTATTCCACGAGCTCCTCAATCGTCGATATCGATCCATCGTTGAATAGCGCCATCGTCCTTCGACCTCACGCCCCGCTTGGGCCCCTTATCCTTTTTTGCCGCTCTTCAGCGCCCGAAACTCGGCATCCGAAAGCACAGTGAACTGCACTTTGCTCGCGGCCGCAAGCTGGTCCGCCGCCGCTTTCGCCTGCGCGCCCTGGCTTCGAAATTCCGATGCTTCCTCCGCCGTCGCCAGTCGCGCCTTTCCTTCGACCACCAGCAGGGCGGCCAGCGTCCGTGCCACTTCGCTGGCGATACCCTCCCGTCCTCCGTCCGGCGTCGGGAAACTGATCACCACCGCATATGTTTCGGCGATCGTCTCGGCAACTTGCCGGACCTTCTGGTAAAACCCTTTCACGTCCATACACCCTCCCGGCCTCAGCTTTCATCTCTTGTGGTTCGGCTCCCCTGAGCCGCGTCGGGCTACCGCACTACCTTGTCGGCACCTCGCTCGGCCGCCAGCCGCCAGCCACGCGCCGTCGCCTGTTAGCTGACGGCTGATAGCTGACGGCTGACAGCTCTGATGTGCCTACGAGTTCACCTGAACGCCGTGGCCGTTCCGCAGCACGCCCACGCCGTAAAGCACGTCGACTGTGAACTGCTGTGCCAGCGTGTTCGGCTGGTAGCTGAGAATGACCCGCATCCCGAAGTTGCCCAGCTCCGCGTACTCCGCGATCGCTCCCGTCCCGGGCAGCGGCTGCGGCAGGCGCCGGATCACCAGACCCAGCGCGCTCTTAGCGAACGCCAGGTTGTGCGTCGTGACCGGCGAGCTGCCGGTCTTGGCGACGAATTGCGACCGGAACACGAAGAAGTCCTTCATCTTCCCCACCGTCCCGTCCACCAGCGCGCGCAGCCCCGCCTCGCCCGCCGTCTGGTATTCGCTGAAGCGGTCGATCTGGCGCAACGCCGAGTACGATGCTGCATCCACGATCAGGTACCTGGGCTCGGCAGCCGGCAGCTTGGCCTGGAACAGTTCCGTCTCGGCCGCGTCCACCACGGCCTCCGTGAGCGGCGTCCCCGGCGTCCCCACCGGCAAGTTCGACGTGAAGCTCGCGTACGTGTTCATCAGATCCGTCTCGATCTTCTCGGCAAGCGCCACCATGGCCGGCTGCATGTACAGCTTCAGCAGGTCAGGAACCGCCAGGACCTTGGTCACGTCCGGCACCAGGAAGGTCGCCTCGGCGTGTGTGTTCAGCACGATCTGCGCGTTCCCCAGACTCGGGTTCTGCGTTTGCACCGTGCCGCCCTCGGCTATGTTGTTCGCCACCAGCGTGGGCGGGATCGGCACGTTCACCGTGTCGCCGCCCTGCGCGAGCGTCGGTTCGAAATCGCGATTGACCAGGTTCCCCATTACCAGGTTCCCCATCAGAGCGGGTAAGGCATCCACAGCCACCAGCTTCACAATCGCGTTCGCCACGTTACTTGAAGTAATTGCTGGCATTCTTTCTCCTATACTTAGTCCCTCGCCCCCGTCTCAGAGTCCTCTGAGCGACTGCGAAGTGATTCTTATGATGTCCTGCCGGATCCGCTCCGCTTCCTCCGGACTCATCCCCGGCCGGATTCTGTCCAGATCGCTGACCGCTGCCGGCGCCGGCGGCGCCGCTTTGTGCGCCGTTGTTACCCCCGACCCGCCTTGAATGCGCGCCGGAAGAAATTCCGGGTTTTCGCTCAGGAAGTGCGAAAGATACTCCTTCACACTCTGCTCCCCGTCATCCCCCTTCGCCAGCAGCCGTCCATCTTCCGCGCGGAAAATGTCGTCTTTCACCGCTTTGAACGCGATCTCCACTTTGGCCACGCCCAGCCGTTGCAGCTCCGATCGAATCGTCGCGCCCCGGTCCGCTTCCTCGGCCAGCTTCCTGCTGCGCTGGTTCTCTGCCACCAGTTCGTTCAGCCGGCGCTCGAGTTGCTCCCGCTTCTTCTTCTCCTCCACCAGTTCGTTCTTGTAAGCCGGCTCCGACCTCACCTGCTCCCTCTTCAAGAACTCTTCGATGGCATCTTTTACGATCGCCCGCACTCCGTCTTCGCCTTGCAGTTGTTCTCCGTCCATAAGCGCGCTCCTTACCCTGCTGCCTCCTCAATCTCCTTCACAATCTGGTCCTTCAGTTCCTGCCTGACGTCGCACAGGTACTTCTGCGCCAGCCTCTTGAAAATCTCCTTGCGTAACGTCGGCGACCCTACCCCCAATGTCAGCAGCCTCTGCGCATCGTCCAGCTCGCTCGAAAAGTCGCCGATATCGAACTCGTCCAGACCCGATACATCCACCGTCAGCTCGTCCTGCCGCGCCGCAGCGATCGCTCGCAGCAGGCGCTTCAGCGTGTCCTTGATCGCGTCCCCGTAGGCCCGTAGCACTTCGTGCGTGATCGTAAAATCTCGCAGCTTGCTCGTGCCCGACTGCGTCGTCTGGTCATCCCACGACTGCGGCATGAGGTAGCAGACCCGGTAGATCTCGGTCTTCAGCCGGTTCAGGTTGTCCACCGCGATCTGGTAGACCTTCCCTTCCGGCTCCGTCCACCCGAACTTGTCGTTAGGCCCGAGTTGAATGTAGTAGGACTCCCCGACGATCTGGTTCCACTCGCGTTCCGAGTAGATCACCGGCATCGCGAACAGCCCCATCGTCAGCGCCCAGCCCAGCGCGTTCGACTTGTTGAAGTGCTCCAGTTGCAGCAGCGCCGCCTTGTTCATCAGCCAGAGCCCGTCCGAGACCTTCAGCCGGAACAGCGGCACCCGCCGCAGACCGGCCAGCCCGTGTCGCCCTGCGTCCACCAGTTCCGGTACGCTCTTCTCGCCGGCCTTGCCCTCCACCCGGCGGAAGATCCGGAACTCCTCTTTGTCGTAGTAGACCCACCGCGTTTCTTTGAACCATCCGCCGTCCGGTGTGTCCTGCCTCAGATTCGACGTCCGCAGGACCACCCACTCGAGGTTGCCCTGCTGGTCCTGGCTCCAGTTGATGAGGTCCTCCGCCTGGTAGCCCACCAGGTACGCTCGCGACGCTCCCTGCTGATCTTCTTCGGCCCGGTTTGCCGCCGGTTGTGCGATGCGCGGAAAGTCCACAAGGATGTAGCTGCTCCCGCCTACCAGCGCCTCCATCAACTGTCGCCGGAAGAAGTCGCTGAGGCTCGTCTGTTTCAGGTCGCAGTCTTCCGTGAAGGCGCAGAAGAACGTCTTTGCCGCCTCGTTGTCTCCCTCGAACGTCAAGATCGGTTCGCGCCGGAACAGCGTCGCCGCGTACCAGTCGATGATGGATCCCACGTAGTTCTCGTAGAACACCCGGGCCAGCCGCTCGGCGAACACGTCGCCTGGCTCCTTCTGGCGCCGCACCAGGTACTCCCCGGCGTTCTCTTTGAGCTGCTCGCCGCCCATGTACAGATCCCGGTAGACCTTCCACATTGCCTTCCGTCGCTTATATTCCGGATGTTCCCGATCGATTTCCATTTCTGTCTCCCGGTTCTCCCGTCCGTCTTTCCGCGGTCAACCGCACTACAAAAGCCGCTGGCCTCGCTCGCCCACCGGCGTTTGCGGCCGGCACTCCTGCCACACCAGATAGCCCAGGGCGTCCGACAAGTGCGTCCGCCGCGGGTCTTTGTCTTTGTCGATCACAGTGCTGTCCGGCTTGTAAGTCACCTGTTCAAGGTCTTTGACTAATTCCGTGCACTTCCGGTCGATCACTAAGTGCGCCTCTGAGGACGCCGCACACAGCTTGGCGTTCACCAACCCTACGCGCTCTCTCACCGGCGGATTCGCGCGCGGCACCTTGTAAGTCACGTTGCGGTAACCCTCGCGCTGGAAGAACTCCCGGATGACCCGGTAGTCCGTCGTCCCCGCCGTCTGCATGTGACTCCCCGATGCATCGCCGTAGACGCAGATCCCCGCCCCGTGGCGCGGGAAGCGCGCCGCGAATTCTTCGCACGCCTGTTGAGTCGTCGCCCGGCTCAGTACGATTTCTCCCAGCACCCGCACCGTCTCGCCCACGATCTGCGCCACTACCGAGCACATCGGGTCCACGTTGAAGTCCAGCGCCCACAGCAGCGGCCGCGCTTCTTCGACCTTCACGTCCGCCGTGTGCTCCGCCCGGTTGAACGCGTGATACACCAGCCCAGCGCTCAGGCTGATGTACTTGCCCATTACTTCCTGCTCGTAGAACTTCGCGTCGTAGCTTCGCTTCAGCCGCTCGTAAAAGTCCGGAATCTGCTCCAGTAGATAGTGGTTTTCGAATGGTTCGGCGACCACTAACTCGTAGCCCTCGACCCGCTCTTGCACGAATCTCCGGTACACCCAGTCGAACCCCTTCGGCGTCCACGTTGCGAATCCGCATAGGCGTTTCGCTTTCGGATCCCGCAGCCGCCCCTCGAGTACCACCCACGCTTCCTCTTGGGTGTAAGTCAGCTCGTCCAGCCCGAACCACGCCAGGTTGGTCCCTCTCAACCGGTCGAATTCCTCCACCGGCCGGAACAGAATCCTCGAGCACGTGTCCTTCAGGATCACCGCGTTCTCGGCCTTGCTGTGCTCGTACGGAATCCGGCTTCTGTCGAGAATCTCGAACAGCGCTGTCTGCGTCGCGTCCCGCAGCATCGGATAGGTGGGCGCCCCTAGCAGTCCCATCCGCCCGGCGTTTACGTACGCCAGCTTGATCGCTTCCTGGCACAAGGCCTGGCTCTTTCCGGAGCCGATCGGTCCCGAGAATCCCTTGAACCTCGCCACGGATTGGTGGAACCGGGCCTGGGAAGTTAGCGGCTTGTACTCTATTCTTCGGGTACATGTTTCTTTTCTTCCGGTTCGACCCATGAGACCTTAATCTCCTTCGGCGTTTCTTCCAGGAGTTCCTTCTCGAGTTGCAGCAGGCGGATGAAATCCCCCACTGTCGGCTTCAGTTCGTTGTTCTCGATCTTCTCCCCGATCTGCCGGATCGCCTGCTTCACCAGGGCCTTCTTGTTCTTCGCCCGCTTCGTCTTCTCCACATGCTTGGTCTCCGCCATAGCTCTCGGCTTCGCCCCCTGCTCTGTGCGGCCCGCCATCTCGCTGGCCCCTCTGCCTCGCCCCGAAATTACCACCTGCCTTTTTCGTCCCCACCGGCCCCCGTCCCGCATCCTCATGAAAATAGGGCGTAAAACAATTGCTCTGATGTGTGATCGCTCATGCGGCGTCCGCTGCAAGTGGGATGACAGCCCATCCGCCACCCCAATTCGTGAATAAGCAACTCTTATGACCGCACTCGCTTGCATTTGGCCCGCTGGTGGGTTACTCTAAACACAAAGGAGGCAGGACGAACTTGCTCGGCCACCGTTCAGCGCCGTCGAACTCGCCCCTCCTTGGTGTGTCTCCCCTCGCCGTTGTTCCCGTAATCATCGTCATTACCATCGGGGTCGCTGTATCGGACCCCGCCTGACGGCCTGTTAGGATTTCAAAAGGCCACTGGCGGGGATTAACTCCCGCGCAGTGGCCTTTTTTGTTAGTGGAGATCGACTTTAAGGATGGATGCTATGCCAAATCTTATGAGCGGCGCAAGGATGCTGCTGGAATGTCTGGTTCGGGAAGGTGTCGAATGCTTCTTTGGTTACCCCGGAGGAGTGACGATCCCCCTCTATGACGCCGTATTCGACCACCACATCCGCCACATCCTCGTACGGCACGAAGAAAATGCGGCCTTCGCCGCCTCCGGCTATGCGCGTTCCACCGGTCGCGTCGGCGTCTGCTGCGCCACCTCCGGTCCCGGCGCGACTAACCTTGTCACCGGCTTGACCGACGCCATGATGGATTCCATCCCCATCGTTGCCATCACCGGCCAGGTCCACTCCAAGCTCATTGGCAGCGACGCCTTCCAGGAAGCCGACACTTTCGGCATCACCCGCTCCTGCACCAAGCACAACTTCCTGGTCAAGAACATCGCCGATCTGCCCCAGGTCGTTCACGAGGCTTTCTACATTGCCGCCTCCGGCCGCCCCGGCCCGGTGCTGGTCGACATCACCAAGGATGTCTTCCAGGGGCAGGCTCACTACACTCCGGTTTCCGCCATCCACCTGCCCGGCTATAAGGTCTACACCGAGGGCCACACCGGCCAGATCCGCCGTGCCGCCCAAATGATCTGGGAGGCCGAGCGCCCGCTCGTGTATGCCGGTGGCGGCATCATCTCCGCGGGTGCTTCCCCCGAGTTGCAGGAATTGGTCGAACTGGTGGACGTCCCCGTTGTCTGCACCTTGATGGGACTCGGCGGCTTCTCCGGCAGCCACCCCAACTTCATCAGCATGCCCGGCATGCACGGCAGTTACGCCGCCAACATGGCCATGACTGCGACCGACCTCCTGATCGCCGTCGGCACGCGCTTCGATGACCGCGTCACAGGTCGCCTCGCCGCCTTCGCGCCCCACGCCAAGGTCATCCACATCGACATCGATCCCGCGGAGATCGGTAAGAACCGCGCTCCCGACCTTCCCATCGTCGGCGATGCCAAGCGCGTTCTCCGCAAAGTCGTCAAGGTGCTCGATGAGATGGCGCCCGAAATGTCCTCGCGCAGT